AATCCGTGGTCATAAGCGTTACCTTTGATTCCCAACTCTTTAAATATCGCCTGAATAATCTTTTGTTTAATTCCACTTACAGGTCCGTTCTTTTCGTAACCCATATTTGCACCATTACGTTCTCTTTCATCCATAATGTTTTTCTTATACCATTCAGAACGATTTTCTTTAATCCATTGATGCCAAGGATTATAAACCGAATCATCTGGCTTTGTTGAAATCTTACCCTTAGATTCTCCCAATGTTTTGAAATGTGGGATACCATTATATTGTGAATGGATACCATATAAAGATGTAGTTCCTACTCCAACTAATGGATTATCATATTTAGTTTTCCAATATGCTCTAACTTCAGGTGCGGTTGCCAATGCTGCAATTAATTTGCCTCCTAAAAAGTTATAACCAAATGGTTGAGTCGATACAATGGTGGTGGCAATTGATGTACAATTTAATTTACCTTTTTCAAACTTATCCTCTTTAGTCCAACCAATATATTCATCTCTAACACCTAATGATGTAATATCAGAACCTAAGCAAATTTGTCCTAATATTTTATTACTTACTCTATCCTTAACATATATTTTTACATTTCTGCCAGGGTTAGCTGAAAACTCCATAGTATGTATTAACTTACGAATTTCAGTCCAACGAGTAGATTCTTTTGGGTCATCTTCTACGATTTCCACATAAGGGTCTATTGCTTCTATTTCAGAAATAGTTAATTCTTTGTTAGTAATATCGGTAGGCTTCCATAGTGAATCGTAATACGATTGTAATACTGGCAAACGTTTCATATGCGAAACTCTATCAGCATTCCACTCAATCCATTTCTTATATAGAGTTTGCTCCTCTACTGACATTTCTTTAAGATAGTCCAAATTCTCAATGAACTTCTTTTTCATCACATCATAATCGAATGTGATTGTGTTTGTTTCTTCTCCTGTATTCCAAAATTTCATATTACAAATATAACAAATTAATTTTAAATTACCAAAAATTGGTAGTTATTTCGGTTTCAGGTTCTATTGTAGTATGCTCCTGAATGGTTTTGTTGAATGCTCTCGCATCTTTTGGATATTCTCTAATTGCGTGCTTTAATCTACTTTTTAATTCCTTTTTTTCTTTCTTATCGGCAGCTAGAATTTGAACATATCTATGTTTTGGTGGTTCTTCTCTTCTCCAAAATTGCTTATAACCATCCTTACCAATTTCTCTACGAAGATGTTCCAAATTACCACTTCCCCATTTACTAAATACAGTTCTACTATGAATCCATTTATATGGGTCGTTTGATAAGGAGATACCATAATTTGGCATTAATGCAATATCAGTATTTAAACCTTGATAAATCCAATTAGTTGCCTGATAAATTCCACCTAAATGTTCTTGTCCGTTATCAGCGTATGATATCAATACCTTAATTGCTTTATCGTTTTCCTTTAACCATTTAAAAGATTGCCCCAATGCAAATGATTCAATATTAGAACCATATCCATCATCGCAATATAAACGAGTCAATTCCAAAATGTTATCTTTGGTTAATCCCTCACATACTGATGTGGATGCTCTAGCTCCTACGGGAAATCCATAAATTAGACATCCGATTAATTTATCACTTTCACCAACTGCGTTTACTTCATCCATTTTATAAAATATACCTAATGCATATCTACAAGCTGTCCAAGCGTGTGTGTAGTGTTTCTTTACAATTATATCTTTCGCGATATCTTTTGATATTGGTGAAAGATATACTCTGGAAGTATCACAATAATTTTTGCCTTCTACTTTCATAACTTTAATTTATTGGCTCTAATTTAATTATCTCCTCCACAAAATCCACATTAAGTTTTGGATATGGTAGAGATGGGTATTTTAATGATTTTAATAATTTTTTTCGTTCTCTTCCACTCAATAATATGTAAACATATCTATGCTTTCGTGGTTCTTTTTTAATCCAAAATGGTGATGTTACCATTGTTTGAATTATCTTTGGGTCATTTGTTCCATACTTAACGTATGAAGTTCTACTATGATGCCACTCATCAATTTCACTCCATCTAAAACTCCAGCTATCATTTGGTCGTATTTTATTACCCTGATATATCCAATTCGTTGCTTGATATACAGTCCCTAAATGCCCTACCTTTGGGTCTGAATATGATACTAATGCTTTGATATGTGGTGCGTTTTCTCTTAACCATTCAAAGGTTTTACCAACAAACCAACTTTCAATATTACTACCATAACCATCAAATACAAATAAACGAGTCAGTTCTAAAACTTCCGTTCTATCTAATAGTTCCGAAATGGATGCGCCGGAGTGTCTACCAATTGGGTCGCCATAACAAGCTACACCAATAAGTTTTTCGTTTACTCCACCAAAGAATTTGTGTTCATCATTAGAAACATAAAACAAACCAATAGCATAAGATACCTTTGTCCATATACCACTATAATGGTTATTAACGATGATATCTTTTGCTATATCTTTACTTACTAATCTTATTGAAAGTTTGGATATATCGCAATATTCTTTTCCTTCTACTTTCATATAACTATTTTACCCATTCATTGAATGCCTCTTCGAACGCAGATACTCTATCTCTCTTTGGGTCTTTATCCATAATAGAGCTAGCTGTATCTAACACTTCTTTCCACAATCCATAAGAATGAGCTTCTAATAAAATCTCTTCGATTTGCTCTTCGGAAGTCATAACTTATTGCTTTTCATATGGCCACTTAATCATATGTGTCCACGTTTGGTTAGTAACTATTTTTTTGATGTTAGCAGGAGATACTCGGTAGTTCCTAGCAATAACATTAATATTTCTATGACCTACTTTATATAGTTCTCTGATTTGCAATATTTGCTCTTCAGTTAATTTGTGCATTGGATGCGCTTCTCCTCTTAACATACGTCTAATATAACACTTTTTTTTGAGAATCACAAATATTTTACTTTAAATTTTCGTTTATAGCGTTAATATATGCCATTTTTGATGATGTTCCTGTAAATCTTTCAACTTCTTTACCATCTCTTTCAATGATTACCGTTGGTACTGAACGAATGCCATATTTAGTTGCTTCATTATAAGCCTCATCTACATCATAATCTTCAAACACAACGTTTGTAAATTGTGTTTTTACTTCATTCATTACGGGCGCTAATGCTCTACATGGTCCACACCACGCTGCGCTAAATTTCTTAACTGTTACCATTTGTTTTATTTTTAAAATCATCATATGCATCCAATAAGGAGTCTACAACCGGATGTCTATGATTTGTTAATAATGTTTGTGAATCCATATCTTTAATCTTCTTTGCAGCTGATAATAAGAATTTAAATCCACTATCTCCTCTATATTTTAAATCGACTTGCTGTGTATCACCGCATACAACCATTTTACTTCTTAAACCCAAACGAGATGTAATCATTTCCATTTGGTCGTTTGTACAGTTTTGAGCCTCATCTACGATAATAAACGAATCTAAAAATGTTCTACCTCTCATAAATGCAAGGGGAACGATTTCCACTTGTCCACTTTCTAAAATCTTATCAATTTTTTCTTTGTTATACAATTGATAAAAGTTAGAATAAATTGGTTGCATCCACGGCTCCATCTTTTCTCTTAAATCGCCGGGTAAGAAACCAATCTCTTCTTTACTTACAGTAGGACGAGTAATAATGATTTTATTTACCGTCTTTTTAAATAACATATCTAATGCTACTTGACATGCTAAAAGTGTTTTTCCACTTCCGGCTTTACCACTTAGGATTGTTATGGCGTTATTTAAAATCTTTTCTTTAGCTTCTTTTTGTTCTTCATTTAACTGAATTTGGAACTTAATAGGTCCTTTTGGTTTATCAGTTTTTTCTTCTCTAATTTTTTCTGTCAATTCTTTGAATTTTGTAGATTGATTTTCTGCCATAAAATTTATTATTTACCTCTGCCGGATTTCTTAATCTGATTTTGTTTTGGTACTATTTTAGTTTGAGAGGTTTTAGTTCCTTTCGAAGCTATTGCCTTTTTATCATTCTTATTACTAAAAAACTTACTACTCATAATATTGATTTTTAATTAGTTTAACCTTCACAACTTACACAAGTCTCATCCATTGCTCTTGCTGCTATATCACCTCTCAATACCGATTCGGTTCTCATATAGTAAAGAGTCTTAACGCCTTGCTTCCACGCTTCCATATGGATTTGATTAATCCACTTTGGTTCGGCTGTTGCAGGAAATGCTAAGTTTAGAGAAACTGCTTGGTCGATATATTGTTGTCTTACACCAGCCTGTCTTACCAAATCTAACTGATTAATTTCCTTAAATGTTTTGAATACATCTTTAACTGAACTACATCTATGTGCTCTTTCATCAATCGATACTTCTTTACATTCAACTAATTTTCCTTGTGAGAAACACCAATCATCTAAAAATTCCAAATCTTGTACCGAACCACCATCTGCGAGTATTTTATCCCATACTTCTTTGGTGTTTTTATTCATCTTCTTTAATACTTTTTCTAATTCTGGATTCTTACGGATAAATGTACCTTTTGATGTTTGTTCGGTGAATACGTTAGCTGCCCAAGGTTCGATACCACTACTTACGTTACCACTCAATTTAGAGTTTGATACAGTAGGTGCTACCGCTCTTAGGTGTGTGTTTCTGAATCCACTCTCTTTACACCACAGTGGTTCGCCATATTCATTTGCTAAATCTCTACTTGCTCTTTCAGATTCAATCTTTAATTGAGAGAAAATCTTACGAGTTTCGAATTGTGCTTGTAATCCTTCAAATGGTAATCCCTTTTGTTGTAAGTAAGTGTGCCATCCCAATACACCCAATCCTAATGCTCTACCTCTTTCTGCTGAACGAACTGAATTCTCAAATCCTTTCATATTCTTAGCTCTTTGGATAAACTCTTCCAATACACCATCTAAGAAAATAGTAGATGTGTAAACTAAGTCGGTATCTTTCCACTCATCGTATTTTGCTAAGTTTAAAGAACTCAAACAACAAACGAATGAATGTTGCTCATCGGTATGTAAAACTATTTCAGAACAAATGTTAGTCATATGAACTTTTAATCCGTTCTTCTTATACATTTCGGGATTTTGTTTGTTTACATTCCCCTTATACATAATGTAAGGTTCACCCGTTGCTTTACGTTTCTGAAGTAACTTTCCCCACTTACGTCTAGCTTCAGAATCACCTTCTTCAACTTTCTTCATAAATCTATCACTAACCACAACACATTGGTGTAAGTTAAGCGATTGGCGATTTACATCTCCCTTCGGTTCTCTAATTTCTAAGAAATCTTCAAAATCCTTATGTTCAATTTTAATGTTTACCGATGCTGCTCCTCTACGAACACTACCCTGATTGGTTGCAAGTATCGTAGAATCGTAGATTTTAGCAAATGGTACAATACCATCGGATGTTCCGTTGCCGGTGATTTTAGAACCTGCTGGTCGTATCATATTGATTCCAATACCAACACCACCACCATGCTTTGCCAATAACATTAGTTCTAAATTCTTTGAACCAATTTCATAAACACTATCACCCACATCGATACCGAAGCAAGAGATTGGTAAACCTCTATCGGTGCCTGTGTTGGATAGTACCGGCGTTGCCAAACATAGCCACCCCTTCCAAATATAATCAAAGAATTTTGTTGCCATTTGTGGTTTATCCAATCTCTTAGCAACTGCCGTAGCAACTCTCCAATATGCATCTTTTGGCTTTTCGCCAGCCTGTAAATATGTTTTGGATATAGTTTTTACATATATCTCATTGTTTCCCCACGATGGGAAATCAACATCCACTTCCCATCCGTATTCTTCTCCGTAATTTTTCATAACTTATAATTTAAAATATATCATCCCAATTTTCACCTTCTCCTGCTTTTGAGTAATCCGTTGGTCTCATTGCGAAGAAATCGGTGTGTGTAACTCCTCCTGTAAGATGATAGAACCAATCTAATTCGGATGCTTTTACTTCATCAAATTCAAAGTAATCATCTCCTCCTTTAATTGGATTGTAACCTAATTCTGCTAATTTTTCATTTACTCTTTTTGAGATAAATTCTTTTAGGTCATCTTTTTTAAGATTATCCAAATCGCCCATTTCAAAAATTTTATCAATGAATTTATGCTCTAAATCTCTAATGATTTCAGCTGCTTTGTAAATATCCGATTTAGCTTCTTCCAATAATTCAGGATATTCATCACACATATGTCTAAATAATTGGCAACCCATTTTTGAGTGTAACGATTCATCTCTTACACTCCACTTCATTTGTTGACCGATTCCTTTTAGGAGATTTCTCATTTGGAATGAATACAATACAGCGAATGAAGAATACAATGCTACACCTTCTGCAAATGCAGAAAAGATAGCAAGTGAACGAGCGACCTCAACTCTAGCCTTATGATTTGTTTGTAAATCTTTAGGACTCCAATCTGCGGTTGTATTTGTTAGTAATTCGAATCTTTCTTTCATAACTTCATCATGCATAAAGCCTGCGAAATCATCTAATCCTAATGTTTCATTTAAGTAAGAATATGCAACTGAATGTATTGTTTCTTGTGAACCAAATGCCATTGCCATTTGTCTAATCTCATGCTTTGGAAACCATTTAGTAACCATACCTGTCCAATAGTCTGATACTGCACATTCGGTTTGCGCAAATCCTAAAAGAATATTTCCAACCAAATGCTTTTCGGATGCGGATAGATTTTCATTCCAATCCTTAACATCACCTTGCATTGGAATTTCCGTATGTAACCAAAATGCTTGCATTTGCTTCAACCATCCTTCGTTATAATAATCCGGATATTCAAATGGTTTGAATGGGATTCTTTCTGTAAATAATTTGCTCATCTTATATAAATTTTTTGTTAGAGTTGTAGGTATAACTATTCATCAAAAATTAAAATTTTCTCTTTTCTTTAGAAAACTTTATATGACATTTTTTCGGTTATCCCATATTCTCTACATACTTTTTGTGTAATAATTTTTTCTCTAAATTCTCTCCGTTTTTAGAGTCTTTGGTAGCTATAACACCATCAGCCGAATTAGCAGCAAACACATCCATAACTCCGTGGAATGTATCAATTTTAGCAGGGAAAGTCATACCATCAGGCCCAAATCGATTCTTAACGATGTGAATACGGCCTGTGTTTGATAGTTTATCTTTTGTTTTTCTACTAACACTCATAATAAAGTCGGCGGTTTGAACTTTTTTATACGAATCTCCAACCGAATCCGCTTGAATAACCTCGTGGTCAATTGCTGCTCTATTTGTTTGTGTTGCTGTCCAAATTGGAATGCCCGTTTCACCACTTAAACCCCTAAGTTCTTCATATATACCACCCAATTCGGCATACAAACCATCTCTACTATTGCCAGATTTTAACAAATCAGCATAATCGATAATGATTAAATTTGGATTGAATCCACTTGCTCTTAACTTTTCGATATGAGCTGATAAGGTTTTTGAAGATGCGAATTGTGGTGGATAGTATTTGATACGAACTCTACCCGGCGTATTCTTAATCTTACGAACAATTTCATCTTTACGTTCTTTGTGTTCGGATGTTTGGATACCCGTAAGGATTGTAGTGTATCTCTGTCCTACATAACTTTCGGATAATTCCAAAGTATAGTGTAACACATTTAATCCTTTTTGAACCGCTGAACAAGCTATCTTTGATAAGAACCAACTCTTACCAATTCCGGATGGCGCCATTACAACTCCTAATTCGCCTGGTCCTAATCCGCCATCCATTAACTCATCAATAACTTCCCATCCGGTCGATACTGAATTTCGTTTGACATCTTCCATAATCAATTCGAAATTATCGATGTAATCTAATCCTAAATCGTTTTCTACACCGACTTTGGATGCTGCCATCATTGTATCTATAATCTTGTCGTAGTTTCCTGCTTTGAGTAAATCTACCGATTTTAGAAGGGCATCTTTAACTTTTTGATTTTTAGCAAATGTAAGATATTCTTTCTTAACATAAGGTAAATCTTCAGAACCAACTTGTAAGTAAACATTTTTTAATTGTTCAACTACGGTCTGCTTTAGTACTTTATCCTCAACTTCGCCTACCTTTATTTTAAACACTTCCATAGTAGGAATTGTACGGAATTCATTGAAGTAGTTTTGAACTTCTCCAATAATCCATTGGTTGGCTTGTGATTCAAAAAAAGCTGGTTTAGTTATTTCAGTTACCTGTTCTAAGAACTTTGCATCTGATATAAGAGAAGCTACAACTTTAGATTGATACGATTGGCCATATTTGGTTAATGTATCTACTGCTTCCATTATGCTTCAGCTTTTTGTTTCTTTAATTGTTTTTTAGATTTAACCTTAACTTGGTCGGTGGCTTGGTCGGTGGCTTGGTCGTTCTTTGGTTTACGAGTTGCAAGTTTCCATTCCGATTTTGGACAGAATGCCCAATAGCCCGTACTTACTTTAATATCCGCTTCTGCGTTATCTACTCTGCGAATATCACCTAATTCATAGGATTTTGCTGCTTTAATTACTTTAATACACTTCATAGTTTTTCTCCATGTTTAATTTAAAAATTATTTTAATACCATTAAGATTTCTGATTCTCTTAGTAAGGTATATTTTTCTCCATTGATTTTAACCTCATTACCTTGGTGGTATGGTGGTAAAATTACTTCATCCCCTTCTTTTACACTCATTGGAATTAATGTTCCACTTTGTGTGTAAATACCAGGTCCTACTTTGATTACTTCCGCACGCTTTACATCTTCCAATTTTGCACTATCTGGAATAATGATACCACCTGCGGTTCTATCGTTTTGTTGTTCTACTTCTTTTAGGAGAACTCTATCTCCAATTGGTTGTGCTACTTTGTCTGCCATAACTTATTTTTAAAATTTACTTATATGTGAAAATGTTGATTGTAACCAATCGTTAATATTTGGGAATGCATCTAACATACGATGCTTTAATCCTAACTTTAAAAACGAATGCTTATCAAACTTCGGAGTTGGTTCATCAAATCTATCCATTATTTTCAAACGTAGATTACCACTAAACTCTGGCTCCGATAATTGCATCAATTTACGATTTCTTTTTAAGATTTCCAAATTATTCTGAAATAAATCATGCGCTTTTGATTTCTTTGGTAGAGTTTCAATATACTCCAACATAGATTCGGTTGTATGAACAGTTTCTTCAGTTAATATAGGAAATGCTTTAATAATCGTTTTTGCTCCTAAGCCCGTAATACCTTCTACATTATCCGATTTATCACCATCAATCATTCTGAAATTAATGAAATTATGTGGATGAAATCCATATTCTTCTTTTACCTCATCGATTGTGTAAATCTTTTTCTTAGATGGCGAATATGCGCTCACATCTTTGTTTACCAATTGAAGAAAATCTTTATCCGAACTCATTATAACCACCTTTTCATTCTCTTGCTTTAATGTGGTAGCAATATATGCCATAACATCATCAGCTTCGATTCCATCATAAATCATAATAGTTACGGGTAAAGCAGATAGGAGTTCTCCCAATGCTGTCATTTGACGTTTCATTGAGATACTCTCTTCTTCAGGATTCATTTCAACGGTAGCGGCACGATTTAATCTCATTTTGATTTTATTCTTACCTCTTTCGGATTTGTATCCTGCGTATATTTCTTTTCTGCTATTTGAACCCCCCTTACCATCAAATACGACTACAACTCGTGTGGGGTTAATAAGACGGATGGCGTAGCCGATACTTTTTAAAGTACCGACTATTCCTCCAATGTGGTCACCATTATCATTGAGATTTGGTGCAGTTGACCAAGAACGAATGAAGGTATTAAGACCATCAATAACTAAGGTTTTTGAATTACGATGTAAATCACCGAAACCTTTATGTTCTTCATCTATTTGTTTTAGTATATCTAAATACTTTTTGTTAATCTGACTCATTTGCTCCGTCCGTTGTAACTTCAACTTCTTCCGAATTCGAATTGTTTTTGTATAATAAAATTGTTGCCTCGCAAATTCTACGATAGATTTGGTCTTTTAATTCCTCATTCTCTAACATCTTAGCGAAATCCTTAGATTGGAATTTAGAAATTTCACCCGTATCGATATCGATGTATTCGTACCAAGCTCCTGCTTGCTTTACGATTTTTGCATCTTTCATTACGGCTAACCAACCACCATAATTATCAATACCTCTATCAAAGTAGATATCAAAATCTGCGTGTCTTAATGGTGGCCCCATTCTATTTTTAATAACTTGTGTACGAACTTTGATACCAACGATTCTATCACCAACTTTCAATTGTCCCATACTCTTTAATCTCAATCTAACAGATGCGTGGAATGCTAATGCTTTACCACCCGATGTTGTCCACGGGTCACCAAACATTGCGTTCATTTTCTGTCTTAATTGATTTGTGAATATAAGTGCAATCGATTGTCTACCAATCATATTGGTAATTTTTCTCATTGCTTTCGAAATGATAATAGCTTTATCAGTTGCGTAACCATCTTTATCATAATCAGCTTCCATCTCTTTCTTAGAAGATGCTGCTGCTACTGAATCTACTACGATTGTAACTAATCTATCTTTATCACCCGTTCTTACTTTCTCAATAATTGTTTCACATGCTTCAAAGATACCTTCAACAGTATCAACTGAAACGTAAAGTAGTTTTGAGATATCTACTCCAATTGCTTCTAAAAATTCTCTACTTACTGCGGTTTCCGTATCGATTAGTACTGCAACACCACCCTTCTTTTGGGTTTCTGCTAAGAGATGGGCGGAGAGCAGAGATTTTCCACTCTGCTCTAAACCCGTAATCTCACTAATACGACCAACCGGCAAACCACCATAAGGGCGATTCGAAATTGCTACGTCTAACATTGCGTTACCCGTAGATAGCCAATCCTTAACGTTGGTAGGAGCATCACCCCCATCATCATCTAAGAAATAGGCAATCTTACCATCCTTATTTTGTTTGTTTAGAGAATCGGCGAGGATACTCGCTAAATCTTCTTCTCTTTTGGCCATTGTAACCTAATTTTAGTTGTTGAATAAATCATCGAATGCCGATGCTACATCATCTTTTGGTGCTGCTACTTTTGGTGCCACAGGTGCTTCAGTTTCCCAAGGTAAATCTCCGATTTCGGTAGTTCCACCTAAGTCTGCCGATGGTTGTGGTTGTGCTTTAGGAGCTTGTTTAGGAGCTTCTAATTCTTCAACTACATCATCAGTTGATACAGCTGCAGATGGGTTTAACCAATTTTCTAATACACCTTTTAATTCAGCGTAAGATAACTCTGAATATAATTCAGTAATATCCTTTTGGTTTTCCAAAACACTTTGAATTCCCTCTGCTGTATCGGCTACTTTTGATTGAGAAGGTTTAACACGAATTGTTGTTGTTGGATAAGCCGCATTAGATTCTTCTGCTGAAGTGATTTCTAATACGATATCTCTACCATTCATTGGGTCGGTGATATCTCCGTAATCCGGGTCAGCGATGTAACCTAAGATGTCCTGATAAACAGTCTTACCAAATCCCCAAAATTTAACACCTTCATTCTCCTTACCTCTTACGATAACGGGTGCGAATGTTCTTAATTTTGGCTCCATCTTCTTACCTGCTTTCCAATCATCGGTATCGCCTGTACGTTTAAGTTTTTCTGCAAACTCAACAATAGGGTCAGGTCTACCAAACGAAATTGGAGATAGATAAGTTTTGTTGTTAATGTTGTAGTGAAAGAATAATTCAATGAACGGAATATCCTTATTGAATTTGTAGGGAACTAATCTAATTTGATGTTTTCCCGGTGTTGGCTTCCAAAGTGAGTCTGATTTTTTGGAAGTGTTTTGTAACGAATTGAATCGTTTCAAGGCTAATGAAATGTCCATTTGTCTTACGTTTTAAAGTTAATAATTGTTGTTTAATGTTTAAGGTTGTATCGATATTACCTATATCTAAATATAACCTTTTTATCTTTTTGTTCTACAAATATAGAGTATTTTTTTGGTATTTCCAAATTATTTTTCAAAGTATTTCACATCTATCCCAGCTTCTTTGAACATCTGAATAGAACGTTCTGCTGATTGCTTCCATTCTTCTCTCCAAGGTTTATCGCTTTTACTAAATACCACATTAGCTATCCCAGCATTAATAATTGCTCTAGCACAATCAGCACAACTGATATCACAAGTCATATACATTGTAGTATCTAAAGTAGATACTCCGATTCTAGCTGCATTATAAATTGCATTTCGTTCGGCGTGTTCAAACCAATAATATTTTTCAGGTCGTTCTTGTCTTTCTTGCAAATCATCGTTTATACCTCTCGGAAATGAGTTATACCCAGTTGATACAATTTCATTATCTTTACCAACTATTACAACACCTATTTGTGTTTTTTGGTCTTTGGATTTTAATTTGATTTGCTGAGCTATGTTTATAAAGTATTCATCCCAATTCATTACTTTGCCCATTTACCTCGTTGAACAATTTGTGCGATTACACCATATACCGATAAATCTTCATAAGTGTCTTGAATCGATTCACCTACCTCATCTGGTTGACCTAATACTACTAATTGTTTTAAACGTTGAACTTTATCATTTATTCTAAACCACAATCCAGTCAATGATAACTTAACATCATCTTTAGTTTCCAATGCCGTTCCTACGGAAATATTTCCAGGTCCATAATTACGTTGTTTTTTACAAAACGTAACATACATCTCATCTAAAATGTTTTTGAATTCCTCACAAGTTTGAGGATATGTGTGTTCGCAATATTGAATTGCCGATTCTGCTTTGATTTCTTCTGCCATATAACTTATTTATCTAAATTTAAATTGTCTGCTTCCACTCTTTGTAAGATTATAATAGAACCCACATTTTCTCTAATATTTGAAAATGAATAAATTCTATATTCTGGATTCTGTCTTACGAAATCCAATACTGCATTTTGTAATTCTTTTTGAGTCCAAAAATCATCAATCATAATAAACTTAGCTTGTAATGATTTGGTTAGCATCAGTTCTTCTAATAGCATATCATATGTGTGAGTACTATCTAACCAAGCTAAATCAACTTTGATTCCTGTATTGTTTAATTGAGTAAGTAATTGAATACTATTAATGTTTTGATAAAACACTTTGTTATCATCATAGTATTCGTTAATGAAGTTTACACATCGTATCGATTGATTATCGGAATGCGCATCGCATGTGAATAATTTGAAATCGTTTAATGTTTCATATAAAACGTAACTGAATGAACCATAATTGGTTCCCGTTTCTAAAATTGTAAATGGTTTTTGCTCAATGAGAAATTCTCTCATAAATGTAGTACCACGTCTAGAATTATTTAAGTCGTAATCCGAAATACCATCGATACTTCCGGCGTTACCACCCCAACCCATTCTATTGTTAAGGCTTTCATTTATAAGGAATTCGTAAACTGGTCCTTGGTAAATATCCTTCATAATTTATTAAATTGTTTGATGTACAAATATAATAAATTAATTCGGAATTTCCAAATTAAAAAGTATCAATATTTAAATCACTAAGATTTAAATTTTTGTAAACTTTGGTAGGGATTTTTTTGTATCCGTAATTTGATGTAGTGATTATACAATTTCTAAATTCATTCCAATCCAATTGATATGAATTATCCAATTGGCCGCCTGTTTTAGATTTGATAACTTCATTTAATGCATTGATTGTATAAATTGTATTTGATTGTTTCTTTCTATGCACCAATATAGTTTTCCATTGAGAATCTATTGGAGCAGACCCTTTCTCTACATTGTATGTTATAAACAAATCATTTTCGGTAGCCTTACTTTCTAATACAAATATATTAGGATTTATAAGTGTATAGTTTTTTAATACAAATTCTAACGATGTATCTAATTCATTTCTATATGTAAATAAACATAAAAGCTGTGTATTCATTTTTTATTATCTTCTTTTTTTATCACACGACACTATATGCGATGGGTTAACATTATTTGGTGTCATCCATTTTTTACCGCCAAACGAACTAAATTTAAAACCTGGGTTGTAAGACCATCCCATACAACATTTTTTAATAATACCATCCAACTCCTCATTAACAACTACACCTGTTTTCTCATTAACTTTACTTCTTTCATTTGAGAAATAATTAAAATCGGTATCGTTGTTATTTATAGCTTGAACAGATGCTCCGGATAATGTATGCAATCTTAATAATTTTTTATATTCAGCTTTTTCTGATTCCGAAAAAGGTCCTACTCCATTTCTCATAGCAGTTTGGAATGCATTTTCAGATTGTCTATCAGCCATTTCCATAATACCTTTATATTCATCTTTTGAAATGATATTATTTTTTACTGCCCAATCTAAATGAAACATTATTTGCTTTTCTCTTTTTGCAACATCTTGGGTAGATGGTGGGTATTTACCATCTTTACTCTTTCCATATACAAATTGATGTGTACTTAATAAATTTTGTAGTACTACCTTTGTTTCTGGATGTCTATATTCTGTTTGTTCTACTTTAGAATCACTTTGACCTGCTCCACCTTCTGCAAATTTAACACTTTGACCACCAACTAACACCATTGAGGTTTTAATCATTTTAAAATTATCAGCAATTGACTTAGCAACATTACCATTTTTGGATAATTTTAAATTTGGTTCTTTAAATGCTATTACATCAGATACCTTAAATGTTTCAGATGATGGTAAGAATGCATGATAACCTCTACCTAGCATTTTTGCAAATACTAATACTTCCAATAAATCAGGTACAGCGGTTCTAAAATCTTTATTAAGAGTCATTGCACCTAATACATCATCTACTTCTTTTTCAAAATTAGGATTACTTCCGTTTTGATTAAACTTAATACTATTAAATTTATCTAAAATAGCTTTTTGTTCTTTAGTTATAGCTCCGTTTCTTTGAAACAATTCTGAAAACTTATTTGTGTAAAGTTTTTTAACATTATCAAATGTTTTAACTCTTCCTTCGGGTGTAGATGTATCACCAAAATCAACTACCTCAAATTTACCGGCAGTTGTCATCATTTCTAATTGTTTATTATATCTTCTTAGAGCAGCAATGGCTGTTTTGGCTTCAATTTGAGCATTTGGTATTCCCAATTTATTAAGCTCTAATGCCAAATCTTTTTCTTTTGGTATAGAAATTGGCTTATGTACAACTCCTTCCAACGTAATAGAACCATCCTTACCCTTATCGGCACTAATAGTTTTTCTAGCTTTTGTTATTTTATTTGCTACAACTTCCTTTTTACCCAATGCACCTTCTTGTGCTTTTGTAGTTTGTAAGCCAAACGATTGTGATAATTGTTTAAGGGCTTCTCTTTTTGTAGCACCAAACTCAACCTTTTTATGCTTTTTAAACTCACCAGGTGTTACGTTTGCTATATATAATGTAGCTTCACCTTCTTTATCTTTGAATGCTACAAACTTTTGTAGTAAATCCTTTTCCTGTGCATTAACCTTTTGGCCTGATATCATTTTTTCAAATCCAGCCACCAAAGTTTTTATACCTCTATCTCCTAAACTCTTCTTTAATTCAGTTGTAAAATCTTTTTGAATAACTTGCGATAAAGCGGCTGTTCTTTTTGATACTTCATCTGCCTTTAAATTCAAACCATCTGCATTAGTTGTAGCGGGTTTTGTAGAAACTTTTGGTTTAGGTTTGGATGGAAATACATTACCCCCTTTATCTTTACCAAATACATTAGGCTTTTCCTCATCATCGGGTCCAGCATCCACTGTTGTTAAATCATCCTCACTATATCCACCCTTATCAAGCATACTATTAGCTATCTTGTAGGCTTGTGATGATTTTTTGTATCTTAGAGCACTATCTACTTTTACTAAATTTCCCGTTTCAGGGTTTTTAAATGTTGTAGATAATAATTTTTCTAAACTTTGTTTGGCTTCCAATGCTAAACCTTTAGCGTTAGACACACCATTTTCTTCTAATATATTGATAAGTTCGTTTAGATGTTCTTCGTTAGTTAAATCAACTATTCCTTCTGGTATTCTGTAACTTAATTCCAATAATATTTCTTCGAAATTTGGAGTCATTATTTATTTTGTATTTGTTCCTATATAATTATATGATATAAATATAAAGTTTTATTTTATAACCTCTAAATTATCGTAATTTGTTCCCTCATACGATTTGACAGGAAACCCACCCTTCTCTAATATTTGCTTTAAATCTCTTAATACCGAATTTCTTTCCGATGGATGTACATCAATTAAGAACGCATCGTATGTATATAAAATCATTTTTGAACTTACCCCACTCAAATATAGTAGCACTTCCTCAATCTTCTTATAATTCATTTCAGTTTCCAACGCCTGAAGTAAATAGTTAAATACCTTTTGTTCATTCGCCGCTTCGATTCGTTCAAACGGAATTTCCCTCTTATATAGAGGAGTCGTCAAACGGCCCGAAATTATGAACTTTTGGTAAACGGATTTGATGTACTCATCTACCTTTTGAAAGAATGGAATCCCCTTAGCAAATTCATCCAAACCACCATAAAGGTATTTAAATGATAGAGCCTTCGATTCTTCTGTCGTAACCCCATAATATTTTGATAAGTGTTCGTGCGCAGTTTCACCATTTGGGAATTCGTATCCCACCATTTTACCGATGATACGGATGTGATAGGACTCGTAATCGAATTGAAGTAGAGTACCCCCCTTAAACCTACTCACCACATTGGCTCTACTACCATCTGATTTATTCATCGCAGCCCAATTCACATTAAGATGGCGATTGCTCGGTCTACCTGTTACCGTATATGGATTGTATTTGGTGTAAGCAAATCCGTTTGGTAAATACTCTTTATTGAAATGAAATCTATCAATAAATTTTTCTTCTTCGACTTTCACCCCAGCCCCCTCCAGCCTCCCCAATGTTTTGATGGAATCTGAATATAATCTATACCAATGTTTGATTTCTGATATGATGGGGATTCGTCTTAGAACTTCGTACCATCTCATTATGGGTACACAATCATTTAGATATTTAAAATCGCTTCTGTACCCCTTATAAACCTCCTCAGCGAACTCATTGAGTATGAAGGGTTTACCATACTCTTCAAAATAAACCCACTCATAATCGAGTCCTTTAGTATCTAAATAACGATTGCCGAAAACCAATGTATCGTTTGAAATAAGTTTATCAAATTTAATCAAATTACACGTTTGTGCATCTATATGGTTAAAGTTTATAATATAATCGGAATCGTTGGTTCTAAGATACAAAAACGAAATCGATGTATCATATTCGTGTGCTCTGGGTGAACTCCATATAGGAACAGCCAATACAACTGAATGATTGTCGTTATAAAACGATAGTAGGGCTTTATTTGTTTCTATTAGATTCATACCCTACAAAGATAATAAAATTTTTTGAATTTACAAAACTATTCTCCCCAATATTTTTGTCTTAAATCGTAAATATCGATTGGTTCTCTTTTCATATGCTCTCCTTGTCTAAGGAAACCGCCTTTAACCATATATCCACTTAAAATGGAATATCTCGAATTTTTACCCGTATTAGTATCAGAACCATGTACTAAATGAGAATGAATTAAAAACGCTTGTCCTTTTTTAAGTGTAGCATATATTTTTGGGAAATTATGTCCTTCGGGCATCTTAGATGCTTTACCTCTTTCGTTTCTCCAATTGCCTGGGTTTGTTTTAACTCTCTCCTCATCAACTTCGATATCCAATAATGGTAAGTAGTGCGAACCTTCGTATGCCCATAATCCACCATTACTCTCATCGGATGGGTCTAATGATATTGATATGTTTGCAATTTTATTCCAACCCGCTTGTGAATAGAATCCATCTTGATGTGCATCTCTACCCAATTCGCCAGATGGTTTAAAATATGCCCACGTTTGCACACCCTGTACTTCTGAACCAAATAATAATTCCATCATCTCAATGGCTTTTGGATGTGCTAACATCTTATTAACTAATTCCGATTCTTTATGTGGATGCATATATGGTTCGTATTCTCCCCACTTTGTATCGGATTGATTTCTATTAATTCGTAATCTATCCAATTCAGCAATTATTTCATCTACTTCAGATTCAGTAAGAAAATCCACAATTGCATATCCTTTGTATTTCCAATCGTGTAATAAGTTTTCAGCTTCAGTTTGGGTAACGTGCTTCATTATTTATGAAATTGTTTTAAGTTTGGTAAATATAATGAAATATTTTTAATTTTCAAAGAAACTATCGATAAAGATGATTTGTTCGATTCAATTACACCCTTATCTATTAAATTACCATTTGAATCATATACCATATTTAAAGGACCGGATATTCTCCATCTCATAGTAGCTACTATCCAATATGGATTTTCAAAATAGCTTTCATATTCGGATTCCGAAATTTCATAAACAAATCCATTATCATCACTAACTCTCTGAATGAAGTATCTAACCAAATATGCCGATGCATAATCATTATTAGATGGTTTAGGGACTATTGTTTTTGGAGTTTGTAATGAAAACGATTGATTATCTTTTATTAAATCTTTATACATAATTATGTTTTTGGTAAAACTGCTTCAACATTTACTCTATATCCAGCTTCTATCGTAGTTTTCCAACCACTTTCATCTATACCTTGCTTTACATTTGTAATTTGGAATATACCATTTCTATTATATATTTCAGGTATACCATCTATTTGAAAATATTCACCACAACTTAATCCAGCCATTCCATCTATTGATAATGTTACATCCAAATATGTTAAAGCCGAACCTTTTTCTTCTTGCCCTATTTTTTCTTTAATTACCCCTTGGTCTAAGAATATATATGTTTTAATGGTATCTTTACCATTTTGTTTAACTTTAAACTTAACGGATTTTTTCTTAATAACTTCTTCCAAATTTTCAACTTCCACATCGGAATCAACTTTTGGTTCATCAGCCTTTACACCAAATGTTTCAGTTTTTTTCTTATTATTTTTTGCAGATTGTATAACGATTGCTTTTTCAACTTCATTTATAGAAAACCAACCATCTGCATTTTTTGCATAAGACATATCAAATAATGTGTATGCATCATCTTTCAATTGTGCATCCGAACCACTTACGAATTGTTCTCCTGCTAATATACTATTTAAATTCAATTGGGATTGATATAGTGCTTGTGCTTGAGCCAATGTACTCAATTCCATTGAAAAGTTAAATTCTTTTACAATGCCACCAACTGGTCCTACTTTGAATCTATATGGCTTTTGATTCTGAATATCAGATGGTGCTTTTGTAAATAATTTATAGTCCATTATTTGTAATAATTTACCACCAACATCCGAAGTATCCGATGTTGTCATTATTTCCAACTTACACAATCCGTATGTATTATCGTTAACCATCCCCAATATGGCGTTTATAAAATCGGCTTGAGTAAATGATTGATTATATGCATTTAATACAGATTCATATCTAAAAAATAAGTTTAATAAATTACCATAAGTTTTTGTAGAATCCATTGGATAATCGATACCATTTAAGGCATATAACTTATCAATTTTTGTTTTATTAAACATCTTATCATTCACTTTACAATCTTCCCCTATACCAGCTATAACCAATACGTTTTTCTTATTAGGGTCAGTTGAAAATTTGAATTTAGGTATTTTATTTGGTATTATAATATCCTCCGAAGATGAAACCATAAATTCATTAGAATTCATTGGTATAATTGGTTGGGTTTTAGCTGAATCCAAATAATAATTTATTTTAATTTTATCTTTATTAGCTTTAAATATTTGAGAATTCTGAAGTAGTTCTAATATCAATTTAAAAGATATATAGCTATCATATGATGCTACTTTATCTTTTTCCTTAGCGTTCATCATATCCCAATTGAAAAATTCAGGCTTCCAATCTTTTTCAGATAATGATAGCATTCCGGGTAAATTAAAATCTGCTGCAATTTTTCTCAACCACGTATTATATGGTGCTTCCGGATTCTTACTTTTTTTCCCTACCTGCGAATTATTATTAGATTGCTTCATTGGCATCCATAATTGTAATTCGTTTCCAGCGGATATTTCTAAATCTATATCATATGTACCATCTTCGGATGGGCTGTAATTGAAATCAGTAACCTTTCCAGCCATATAATCGTAGTTACCATCCGTCTTTACTAAATTATCCAAATAAGTAGTTTTGGCAACTTTAGCATCATCAAATAATTCGGCAAATGCTTTTATATAATCTTCCGATTTCTTTTTTGCAAATAATAGAGAATCTATATTGGTTTTACCAACTATATCTGTATTCCATCCGTATTCTAATATAACATTCATAGATGGTCTTAAAAAGAAAAGGTCAAACATTTCCAATTGCTTCAATGAAAAGCATTTGATTTTAACTCTTGCACTTTTTAATGTATTGTTTCCACCATCCGTATCAATTTCAACCGATTCAATTATTGGGGTAGAAATCTTTCTATTTGTTTCTCCTTCAATTGTAATAGGTTTTCCATCTAAATCATAACCCAATATGGAATTGGATGTTTGATACAACTTTGAAAATTCACTTTGATTTGATACAACACAGCCTCTAAAGGAATTACCTTCGTATGTACCCGTTTTAATAACAGATTTAATATTAGAACTACTTGCCTTTGTAACAGTTGCACCCGATGATAAAATGACAAATGGAGATAGTCTAAATTCTTCATAGGAAAATTTTTCCCTATTTTCTAATTTAGTTTTAATCCAAGGTTTCAAAGGTGCTATAAATGGAAACGACATTATTTATTTATTTATCTTTTCTAAATCATTTAAAATTTGAGATAGATTAGATGGAATTCTAAGTTGTAGTCCTTCGTTTATATAAAATGAAGCATCATTAATATTGTTTGCCACAGCTATAACCCACCATAAACTTCTATCACCATAGTATTTATGTGCTAGCAAATCCAATCTATCGGTAGATTCGGATATAATATACAAATCATTATCAGTAGCTTTTATTTTTGGATAGATAATACTTCCTAAATATTTTCTCTTTGTTTCAGATTCTGTATAAACGTTTGAATGTGTATATCTATTTGCCATTATTTAATAGTGTATTTTTGGTCATCATTATTTCCATCAAAATTGTATCTATAAGTTTTTGTTTCGTTAGATGCAATAGTATGGTTTTCTATAATCTTCAAAGAAAGAGATACATCTACAATCGATGGATATAAAAATGCTTTAGTATCCTCATCGTACATGTCAACGCTTGGCCAAGATGTATTATCTTCTATTGTAAATGATAAACTCTCTATATAACCAGGAATTTGCTTATACAATGAACCAATTGTTATTTTAACTAAATTTGGAGCCATTGCATATTGTGAACTTGGTCCTTTATCTCCTCCAAATTGAATCGTTCGTATATCGCTATCTGGAAAAGCTAATGATTTTAAATAATTTATTTTAGAAATCATTACATCTCTTTCCTTAGAACTTCTATAATACAGTTTTAAATTAAATTTTAAACTCCTCTCAACTCCACCATATCTGTATATATTGAATGGCGAACCAATGTATTTAAATGAGTTCCAAGTTGGTGATACATCTTCCGATATACCATTAATAGAACCTACGAATGGAACTTTTATAGATGTTTTATTTTCAGCGGGAATTGTTTCAAATATTGTTACAATATGATTTGAATACTCTTTTGATTGTAGTTCGGTATCTGTTATGGTTAAAGATTCCAATAGTTTAGATTGAGCGGTATCCCAAGGAGTTCCTTTACCAGCCATATCTCTTTTTTGAAGTTTTCCATTTTTATCTCTATAATGAGTAGAAAACTTTTTATCTTCTATTAAAACCGTTGGTTTACCCGTTTCATCTTTAGGACCAAACTTTGCTCCAAACTTTTCATCGGTTGAATAATCTTTTAAATCTTTCGATAATTTTTTTAAACCGCCTTTTGTAAATGCTTTTATGGCCAAATTGGTAGCCATCCCACCAATGGTAGAACCTCCCTGCTTAAAAGATGCAATTAAAGATGCGGGTGCGGGTGATTTTTTTACATAATATGCCGTATCTTTTTCAATAGCATATTTTAAACTATCTTGCGTTTTTAGTAAAGATATGGGTTTAGAGAAAGGGGTGTTATTTTTGAATATAGTATCAGATGGTCTATTAGCTGAACCACCCAATGCACCACCAATTTGATTACCAATTAAATCAGCAATAGCATTTGGCGATGATGCCAACAATGCTGCACCTCTTGGTGGATTTAGTAATCCTCTACTTTCTATTCTGATATTTTCAGATTTTCCGTAAAGGTCTTTCTTTTGTGATTTAAAAAGGTCTAAAAGTGTTGCCATTTATAGTCTATGTATTTACTATAAATATCTCTATTGTAAATTTATAAGAATTATTGTGTTCTAGCTACTCCGTAATTTTTACGAGCCTGATTTAATAAACTACCACGTATTGACCTACCATCCAATGTGATATCTTTATCACCTGCGGTATTTTCCATAATTTTGGAAAGAATTTGCGTAGATAGTCCAAGCATAGCAACCATCTCTTGGTTTAGTTTTGTATTATATTGAGTTTCGGTTAAGGTTACTTTTGCTTTTTCTGCTGCCATCTTTTGTGCCTCAACTTGCTTTTGACCCATAGTATTAACCGCATCAACAGTTGGTTTTGTACCCGTTTCAATTGGTTTTGCCTGTTGTTCTTTTGAAACAGGGGCTGAACCTCTATCTTGTGCTTTGTACATATCTCTACCAGCCAATCCAACATCTATACCCGCAGATACGGCAGTTCCAATTCCTGGTATTGTAGATGCTACTCCCGATGCTACTTCACCTGCGGCTCCTAACCAATCTCCTTCAGCCGCTCTTTGCATTGCAAATCCAATTCCGGCTAAAGCTCCAATTATTGGTATTTTTTTAAGTATAGCCTTCCCCATACCCTTTGCACCAACTTTAGCAATAGCTTTAACTCCGGCTTTTTCAGCTACCTTTGCACCTGCTTTTTCAGCTACCTTTGCACCTGCTTTTTCAGTAACTTTAGTTCCTACTTTTTCCGTAGCTTTTGTAGCCACAGATGCAGTAGCCTTTGTGGCTACTTCTGGAGCACCTTTACTAAATAATTTACCAAAGAGTCCACTACCTTTACTCATTAAGAATGTAGTAACAATAGTTGCGACCGTACTTATTAAAGCTGTCGTTAACATTGTTTCTGCATTTTTTAAGAAACCTTGCTGGTCTCTTTCATTCATTTTATCAGCTATACCACCTACATTTTTTATAATGGCATCTTGCCTTTGTTGTTCTTTTTCAGCCTGTAATGTTATAGATTTCAATTCTGCTGCTGCCGATATCATAGCGTTTGCCGCTGTTAATCCAGCTTCGGCAGATTGTCTAGCCGCTAAATATGTTTTGTTACCAGCTTCTGCACTTCCTTTACCTAACGCTCCACCAGAACGACCCGTATTTTCACTTATCTTTTGTATAGAGTTTAAATCCATTCCACCCAACGCTTGTGATAAAGCCTGTTGTTGGAACATATTCATATCTTTTGGATTTAATCCCTGAGCCTTCAATGCTTTCATAGCACCTTCTTGGTCTCCAGACATAAACTTAGCTCTAACTTCGGATAAGTTTACATTTTTACCAAGCATCGCTGATAAACTCATTTCGGATTTGATACTATCTTTATAATTTAGTACCATATTTTGACCAGCTTTAGCTACTTCATTGAAACTAACTCCCAATGATTTTGCATATATTACTTGCTTAGCTAATTGGCTACTTCCTTTTATCTGATAACTTAATGCATCTTTGGATGCTTCGGCTATTTCAGCCATAGCACTACCCAAATTCACACCAGCTTTATCAGCCATTGCTCTAACTCCTTCTTGTAAATTTAAAGCAGTTTTTTCACTAACCTTATCTAATCTTTGGAAAGTTTCATTTATAATTGCAATATTTTCAGTAGATTGACCCGTTCTTTGAGCCATTATAGACATATCGGCTGCCATTTTGCCCGTTGGCATTTTACCCGTTGCATCCGATGCGGCCTGCATTGATTCTGCGATATTTTCGGCAGATATACCAGCTAATTGTAATTGAGCCCCACCATAACCAACTGAACCCAATCCTTTACCAAACAATGCAGTTTTAGATGCGGCTTGAAATTCTGCACCCATTTGTTGTAGAGATGTACTGAATTGTAGCATGGCTTCCTCCATTACGAAGTTTCTACCACCAAACATACCCATATCAACTTTCTGATTGATTGTATCTATTTGACCACCCAACTTAGCTATTTTTTTATCATAGCCAGCCATAGTACCTAATTTATTACCAATCAATCCAAAGTTATAAGCCATCCCGGCTGCTACACCTGCTAAAGCGCCTAATGCTAAAGATAATCCTTTACCACCATTTGTAGCACTTTTTAAAACATCCCCCAACTCCCTAACTCCTTCTACACCGCTTCCCGCTATACCATCTATTGAACTCTCTACACCCTTTAATGCCGATGCGGCTAATTTAGCTGATTTAGCGAATGAATCGATTTCCGCATCCATATTAGCTATGTGCTCTCCTAATAATTTAGCGGCATCTTCTGATAATTCTATTTCAGACCTTATATCCGAATATGCTTCTTGCGATTTTTTAACAGTTTCAAGATATTCTAATTGAGTGATTTTACCTCTAACTTTTAATTTATTAGCTTCGAGTATAGAAGAGTTGTTTTGCTTATAAGCTTTTAATAATTTAGCTACACCCTCATTATCTTTATCGTTGATTTTAGAGTTCTTATTTATAACTGTACCAATACTCTCTAATAATCCTTTAGTTTTGTCTAATTTTTCTTTTTGAAATTGATATGCTTTATTATTTTTACCGATGGTATTTCCGATACTAATTAAGCTAGTATCCATATCATCGTAATCTTTCAATTCAGCCTTTAATAACTTATTCTTTTCCTTTTGCAGCTTTAATAATAACTCATACTGCTTTTTAGATTTTTCAAATACTTTATTTGCAGCCTCTAGCGATTCTATTTTTTTAAATTGAGCTTCAGTTATTTTATCTTCTAAAGCATACAATTTTTCCAACTGCTTCTCATTTGCTTTCAGTTGTTCGACTTCTTCTTTCAAAGAAATCAATCTAGCATTAACGTTAGTTGCTTTAGCCATTTATAAAACTATTAATAATTATGATATTGCTTTAATAGTTTATCTATTTTAGAAGTACTTGCTCCGGATTGTTTTAATAGATTTCTAGTGCTTAATAATAGCTTTTCACTATCCGATTTCCAAGCTTTATATGCTTTATCAAAAGTTTCATTATCAGATGCATCAATAGCTTTTTCCAAATCATCTTCTTTACCTTTTGATTTTTTATCAAAAAATAAAGATAGTAATCTGGCAAACATATCAACTTCTACTATTAATTTTTTAGGCATAATATTGTATAATTATTTACATTCTACTATAAATATCATCTTCTTTTAGTTTTAGATGAATTTGATGCTTTAGATGAATTATTTACTTTCTCTATTTGTTCTTTCTCATCCTCTTTTGCTTTTAATAACTCTCTCCAATAGAAATCTCTAAGTTTAATTGGCATAAAATATAAGTCATGCCAATTGAATCCACCATTGGCATAATATATCATTTGAAATATTTTTTGATGTAATGTTACTGCGTAATTACTCGGCAGGATAAAAAAAGTCAACCCCAAACGGGATTCGGAGAGCCTCCTTCTCACCGGTGAATGGAGATTCATATTCAAACTTCAAATCCAAATCTGGAGTGATTTCTCCCATATATTTTCTTAAACCTTTGGAATCGCCTGCTAATAATCTATTACTAACGAAATTACTAATGTATCCAATATCTCTGTTACCATCTACTTCAACGATAACTCTTCTATATCTTGCCGTAATTTCATTACTTTGTTTTAGATTTTTCTCAGCTGCTTCAATATCTTTTCCAATGGCAATCTCATCACCATGTGTAAGTAATTTAAATTTGATTGGAGTTTTTGAAATAGGTAAAATAAAATCATATTCATTTTTTCTATTTAATCTGCTCTCATCGATTTCTTTTATTTGTATCTTAGATAAATCAATTGTAACTTTAACCGGCTCATCTTCTTGCGGGTCATTTACAGTTATATCATATTCAGGTCCAAACGCTAATACTCTAGAAGATACCAATAATGCATTCTTATCACCAATCAATAAATCATTTGGAGATACGCCTGGTTCTACTAAAATAGATTCCATTAGTTTATCAATGTGAATACCTTTTCTGATAAGATTAGTTGAAGTAAGAATATCCTCTTCTTTAGCTGTCATTAATTTAATTGTAACTTCGCCTTTAGATAATGGATGGCTTTCTGGATATACCAATCCTTTTGATGGTAAACTAATAACCTCTGTTGGGAATGGGTAATTTCTTTGTTCATTCGATGAACCCACGCCTAACCCTCTTGTAACTTGTTGTTCTACGTTTTGTTGTTCCATAATAATAACTTAATGTTTTATATATAAGTATATATAAAATAAAAAAGGAGAACATTTCTGCTCTCCTTAGTGAATACCTTGTGATTATATTTTGTTAGAATTTAGTTCCGCAATGTGGGCAGAACTTATGTGTATCTTTCTTTCTTTTGGCACCACACTCACCACAATACAATACACCTAAATCTTCTTTATGGTATTTCTTTTGTGATGTTGGTAGAATTCTCCATGCTACATTGTGAAATGCATATGAATTAAACTTTCTATCCGATGATGTAAATTCTTGATTAGAGGTATCACCCTTTTCAGTTGTACCAGTTTCAACTTTATTTGCATTTCGAATATTTGGACCTGCCAAAGTATTAGATGTTAAACTTGCATTATTGTAATATGCAGTATTAGTAATACCACTAATTCCCAATGTGTTTGTAGTGTAGGTTATATTATTTGTCCAATTTCCAATACTATTTGTAGTGATTGTACCATATCCACTACCATATATTGGTCTATTTGAGAATGAGTGCTCTTCATTAAAGAATTGTATTTCTACATATCCATTATTATCAATAGCACCTACATTAACCGCTTCTTTACCTACTTCATAGGTTCTGAATACAAATTTGTTATTTGAATCCAAGAAGCGTTCTAAAAACACTCTTTCACCTGGTCTTAATACAATACCACCACCTGATAAGTAATCCTTATCGATTTTGATTTTTGCTAATACGTGTTTTGGAGTTGGGTTGAATAATTCGATTTGGTATTCATCTCCATCGTTAAGATAGACTTGTCCTTCGAATTGTTTGATTCTTTGTTTACCTTTGGTGATAAACGCCTGCGGATTTGATGGACTTCCGCTTGTCCAAATTGATTGTTTCATTTTCCTTATTTTTTTAATGTATTTAAAACTTCATTCGTTGGTATTTCTCCAACTCAACTGCCAATAGGACAGTGAAGGTTTAACCACAAGGTTTTCTATGTTAAATATACGAAAAATATTTTTTATAGCAAAATAAAAAGGAAAACATTTCTGCTTTCCTTTCTTAATTAATTATTTCTATCTTCTAAAACTCAACCTCCTCCGCCATAAACATCTTACGACCTACCAACTCCCACTTTGCTTTTTCATACATCTCATCGGAAATTAACATCTTCTCAAAGAAGATATCCATATTTAACTCATGAGGGTCAATCCCTAAATGAAGAGCCCTACTCTCCACAAAATTGCAATACTCATAAACACTCATTCCTCTAACATCGATTAAATCACTCATATCTCTCAATTTTTATTACATAGTAAAGTTACGCAATCCAAAGCAAAAAGTCAAGCTTTTTCTTAATTATTTTTTAAAATTTAAAGTTCATTGATTTCATCCAACTCGCCACCATAATAACATACATTCAAACTATACTTAGGCAAATCTACATTGTAATAATCGTTGTTATAATTAGTTAAACATACATCTAACCAATTAACATCAATTTTATTTTCTTCACACCACTTCTCAAACGTAACTGCATCGTTGTTTTCTGCAAACTTAATAATTTCGTTTTTAGTAATAGCTTTCATTGTTTTATGTTTTAAAGTTTAATATCCTAACATTTTTAAAATTCGAAAACCAATAAAAATTAAATCGTTAAATTGATAAATTATTAATTTCATATCTCTTAATCTTTATTACATAGTAAATGTAATACATTTTACATTAAAAGTCAAGCATTTTTTAAAATATTTTTAAAATTTATAATCATTCTAAATAAGACATAAAAAAAGAGGGTAGAAATTCTACCCCCTTTTCGGTATTTTAAATTTTACAATTAGAGATTAGTACTCAAGAATTGCGTAGTCATAAGTTAGAGTTAATTCTATTGATAATGGGTCGTTTGAAGCCCAATCCAATTCACCAAAGTTTGCTGAAGAAATGAATGCTCCTTTTAGAGTCCATTGTTCAACTTTATCACCAACTGGTCCTAATAAGTAGAATGTTATATCTTTCTTATAGAAAGCTGCATATCCATCTCTACCTGTTAAAGATTCATGCGAACTTCTAATCCATTCCATAACTTGCTGTGCACCTGATGGTACAATTGGGTCATATAATGAGATTGTGATATCATCCCAAGTTGATTTACCTTTAATTTTTCTTTTTACGTTAATGTGGTCTAGCTCAACTACTTCCGAAGTGAAAGTTGGTCTACTAGCCGTCTTTATCATATACGATTCTATACCGTTGATTTCCATTATAAATCTATTACCTAACTTTGGTTCAAAGTTGGTATAGAACATTTTATCGAACTCTAATACTTCTGGCATTTTTTCTCTATTTAATTGTTTTCTTTATATAAATATTTACTTTTTAAATTATCCGTTAAAAGCGGCGCCAGTTGGTAAGATGTTGAAATCAATTTGAATGAATTCAGCTGTCTTAGTTGGTTGTAAATAGATAGCCCCTTTCATAATGTTTCTATCAATTACATCTGGTGTGTTATTAGTTTCATCCATTACAACACGGAATGCGTACAAACCTTGTCTTTGTTGGATTGATTCTAAATACGGATTAACGATATTTAAAAATCTATTTCTAGTCTCCGATGTGTTTTGTTCGAACACTAAGTAACGAGAAGTAGATGCAATATACTTTCTAACAGTCAATAATAATCTTCTTACGTTAATTCTATCTAATGCAGATGGTTTATCTTGTAATGTCTTTTGTCCGAATACTACAATACCTTGTCCTGGAAATTGTACGATTGGATTTACTTTTGCTTCGTATAATGTATCTTTTTCAGATTGAGTTAATCTATTTAATACACCAACTGCTCCTACTAAACCACCTCTATTTAAACCGGCTGGTGCGAACCATTCTGCTGCTACTCTATCGTTTGCTGCAAATACGCCTGGCAATAATACTGATGGCGGAACTGAAATTAATTTGTTTGTATTAACATCAACTGTCTTAACCCAAGGATAGTAAGTTGCTGCCATATTTGAATCAATAGCGTCAGATTGAGTTGTAGCTTGTGAGATTGAATCACTAACTGCGTTCGTATCCATAATGTAAAAACAATCGTTTCTTTGCTCAACCATATCCAAAACATCGGTTGTTACAGATGGGTGCAATCTTCTAATAACACCTGGAGTTACAATCATATTGATATCAAACTCATCTGCATTAGATAAAGCGGCTACATGCTTACCATATGCTACTGAACCATTTGAGGTTGAAGTGGATAAATCAAAACCTTGTGAGTTACCTGCTACAATATCAGAACCTTTATAGATTGGAGTAGTTGGAGCCATACCATCGAATCCTTCTTGGAATGCTACAACAAATTGTGCAGATGTTGAACCTACTGATAGTGTACCACCATTTGCCGCATCTAATCCAAATACTACGTTTGCACCATTTCCTGCGCTTGCCGGAATTGGTTTTAAATATATCTTATTATCTACATTTGAATCCAAATCAATTCCACCATATTGTGTTGCCGATGCTGTTACAAATGATACAGATGGAACGATTAAATCATAATCACCTACATTTACAGGCAATTGATATGCGGAGTGTCCGAATGGTACAGATTGTATTGGTGCTACTTCATTTAAGTTAGCTATTCTAATATATTTTGAATTGTTAATCCAATCACCACTTTCAGTTACTTTGCCTTCAGAATTGATAGTTAATTTTCTATCACCGATTACTCTACTAATAAAGTTTGGAGAATTAGGGTCTAAGTTTACATTACTAAATGTTTCTAATACATTCTTCTTCTTATTTGTATCATTGAAATCTCTTACAACCACAGTAAATGTACCATAATCAGTACCATTTACAGAACCGGCTGCTTTAATATTTGTAATACCAATTTTTACTTTAGTATTTGCCGCATTACCTGCTCCGATTGTTTCAAATTGGAATAATGGAGTTCTTTCGCCACTAATCAATTGAGATTGAATCATTGGAGTTAATGCTTCTTGTGCATCTAATGTAAAATCTTGTGAATCTAATACAACTACACTTTGAGTTACATTAGATGCATTTATTGAAGATGCTATTGATGAATTAGCGAAATATCCATAAACATATCCTTGTGAAGTTCCTAATGGATTTTGTCCATATGTTCCTACTACATCTTTAAGTTCTACCACACTTTGTGAAATATTTGCATAAGTAGTAGAACCACTTAATCCACTAGCCGCAGAACCTGTTGAAAATATAAATCCAACAGATGAAGTTACTGAACCTGATGTAGCAATTAACATCAATGGTTTGGTTGCGGTATATCCGCCTATTCCACCTACTCTACAAATTGTAGCAGTTCCTGCTTCTCTTAAATATGATTGTACTGCTAAAGGAGTATAATATGTGTCATCAACTGAACCAAATAATGTTTCGAATTCCGCTTGAGAATTAACGATTGTTGGAACTAATGGTCCTTCTTTGAAAGGGCCAATGAATGCTGCACCTATTTCAGATACACCTTGTTGTAAAAATGAAAGGTCGTTTTCTTTTGTAAATACGCCTGGTGATACTATTTTCTCTGCCATTTTGTAATGTTATTTATTTTTTAATGTCTACTATAAATATAATCTTTTATTTCAAAACAACAAATTATTGTTATTTGTATGTTGGTGAGAAATAATCATATATTTTTGTTATATCTGTTGAACCCAATTGTGTATTGTAGAATAATACCGGTCCCATTTGTCCGTTAAAATAGTAATTATTATCACCATATCCTCCACCAATTTGAATCAAAGCGGATGAAGTATAGGTTTTTGCACCATTTGATATTGTACCTCTTGATGTAGTATCAGTATATCCAACATTTGTTCCATTCGTAGCCGCTGTGTATGAAATCATATACCAAGTATTCGTACTCAATGTAAATGTATTACTACTATATTGTACAGATGTACCATCATGTATAAAGTATGTACCACTACCATTTGAATTTAAATATAAAGCCATTTCTCTTGTACTACCACTATTTTGTTTACCAAAAATTTGATAATATCCATTAGTCGGATGCGATGCAAATCTAACCCAAGCTACTACCGAATATGCAGATGTGTTAAATTGTGTATATCCACCATTAATATTGGATGTACCATCTTTATACCAAAATTTATTAGTAGATAATGACCAATATTTTTCTTTTCTAGTTGCTCCTGCATTATATGTAGGATTTGCTCCTGTAATACCAACACCATTTGGTGCTCCTGCTGGTCTAACACCCGTTCCCCATCCTGTCAAATCTAACCAATCGGTACCATCAGTACCATTTGTTGATGATGCTTTTGATGGGTCTAAGTACATTCTTAAACCTGCCGCCGGGATTGATGGTTGAGTTGTTGTTCCCTTATTATGTGAAATGTATCCGTTTGCTATATAAACGTCAGCTTGCTCTACGTTAATAGTTGCAATCTCAACATCTTCGGTTACCATTTCTATATTAGTTACTTCAATTTCTTGCGTTTCTCCTAAGAAATCATCCCACTTAACAATCATATCACCAATGATGATATCTTCTACATTTTTAAAGTGATACTTTTCAATTTCAGAATCAAATACCCAAAGTGGGTGAGTTCCTGTAGCTTTGATTTCACCATCGTTTAGTGAATAGTATCCACTAGCGAAATTATAAACAACATCAGCTACAACAACAGTTTGTGCCGAACCCGATTGTGCTTCTAATTGATAGAATCTCCAATCAACTTGGTCTGATTCTGGGTCTTGGGTTTCATCAGGCAATCCTGCTGGCACCCATGCCTTAATTTCATCACCAACATTTAAATCTTCTACCGCAACTGATGAACCATCAGCTTTTTCTACCATTGTACCAAATACCAAACAAAAATCCGGTTGGTTGATTGTATTGTAAACATCTACTGCGTATAATGTTTTTGTAGATGTAGTATTATAGCCGGTTGCTGCCAAATTATATCCATCAGCATATTTCATTGATATTACAGAAGATGCTTCCGAATAGTTAGATGAAGCAATTGATGCGGGTGTAATTGGAAATGATGGAGATGCTCCTAATGTTGGAGAACCTACTGAAAAGTTTGCGTTATCAAATGTTACCGAATAGTTTGCAGCTACACTACCAACTTTTGTACCATGTAATGTACCGGCTGTTCCAAATGAGAACGTCGCTGCTTCCGATGTACTTTCTACTATATAAGTATAGGTTGGTAAGTTTGGAGTTACCGAATCAATTGCGAATGCAGTAAATGAACTATTAGTTGCTCCACCACTCAATCCTCCAATTGAAACTGCCTGAGTCGTTCTTGCTGAACCACTCACTGCTCTATATAAGTTACCTAACGATAAATTTGTTCTTGCCATTGTATAATGTGTTATTCTCCGTTATAAATATCTAAAAGTTTTTCTTTCCACTCATCTTTATTTGAAAAGTATTTTATCATCCAATTCTTCAGTTTTTCGAATTCAATTTTACGGGTTTCGTAATCATCTTCACAAATCGTTTTGTAGGTTTGCTTAAATGTTTCCTCGTCAAACGCTTTGTATTTATAATCAAGAGGTACGTGCCATTTTTCGTGTAGTATTGGAAGCTTCCCCCAATCCACTGCTTCAAATATTCCGTATCCAAATGGTTCAAATTCAAAGCAAGAGTGAGATATTCCCCAATCAAGTCCATAGAACCTTTCTTTATAATTGTAATCAAATTTGTAAACTTTTGATTTTTCAAATTTGTATCCATATTTCTTTTTATAATATTTGTTGAATGTTTCTGAATTTGTAGAAATGAATCCACCTAATCCATCCATATATTCAACATTCTTTCTACCCTCAGCTCTAGCTGCATATCCCAATATGGTTGAGGTTGAAAGTTCTTTATTTTGTGTAAATTGATAAACGTTTGGTATGTGATGTAAGTTTTTTGTATTATATGGAAAATGATATAAACCAACCCAAATTTTATTTTTTATTTTATCAATCAATTCGGATTCATATTCCCAATTACCATACCAATGAAGATATTCATTTTTATTTTGCTGTGCCATCAAAGACACTTTGGTTAAATTATGGAAAACAATTGAATCAATCTTTTCCAAATTTTGATGAATAGCTCTGGTTGGAGTATAATGACCATGCAATATGTGTATCCTTCTTGCACCTTCTAATATTTTTATGATTTCATCTTCCGATGTTTCCCAAATATGGTCTATGTTGATTGGGAATTTTTCGTAGTTTTCGGGCTTATGTCTATGGAATAGAAGAAGTGGCTTAACTTCTAAGTTAGGTGCCACTTCTTTTATCCATTCGGTTACCCATATATCAGCACCGCTGTTGAACCAAGGTCCTCCAGCGGTGGTGTAATAAACATCGTACATTAGTTATAACCTAATTTTGATTTTAATTCTTCTATTTGTGATTGTTGTTCTTTAATTGCTTCAACTAATAATCCAATCATTTTAGCGTAATCTAAACCTAAGAATCCATCTTCTTTTTGTTTTACTACTTCTGGCAATACTTCTAACACTTCTTGTGCTATTAAACCAGTCTTTGGTGCTTGCTTAGTTACTTCGTTAACATCATCATTCCATTCCCAAGTTACACCATTCAATTTAGATACCTTTTCTAAAGCGTTTGGTATGATTTGGATATTATTCTTATATCTTCTATCTGAAGAATAGTATGCTGTGATATCACCCGTTGCAGTTATTGCTCCGTTAATTGTTAAACCTGCGAATGTAGGTGAAGATGAAGTTGCTACTGCTTGTCCAATTGCTATCGTTGGAGTTGCCCCTTCACCACTATTGTTTGATAATGTTACACCCGTTCCAGCTACTAAACTTGCAACATAATCACCCGTTGTTTGGGTAGATAATGCGATATTTCCACTTGCTGAACCTAAAGTTATTTGAGATGAACCACTCACAACACCATCAGCGTTCAACTTATTCTTAATAGTTGTGTTGATTGAAGATGTAAATGAATTTAAGTTACTAACTGAAGTATCTTGTGTATTATTTGTAGATAATGCAGTAGATGCTGATGCTTCTAATGCCGTTAATCTCGTATTTTGTGTTGTATTAGTTGTATCATTTGAACCCGTATAAGTGTTCAATGAACTTAATATTCCAATTACTTGCGAAGAACCACTAACAACTGTATTTACATCTAATTGCGTTTTAATTGTAGTGTTTATAGAAGATGTAAACGAATTTAGATTACTTACTGAAGTATTTACACTTGCCGATGTTAATTCTAAATTATTTAATCTACCAACACTTGCGGTATAGAATGAAGCAAATACCGTATCATTGGTTGTATCAACCGAGTTGATTAATGTTACGATTTCTGCAAATGTATCTTTATCTGCATCTGCTGCTGATAAGATTGCATCTACTCTTCCTTTTTCAGTTGCAATTCTACTATCTACCGATGTAGAGTATGTAGTAAATCCAGTAGTTGAACTTAAAGTAATTTGAGATGAACCTGAAATTACCCCATCTACATTCAACTTATTCTTAATAGTTGTGTTGATTGAAGATGTAAATGCTTCTAAGTTAGTAGTTTCAACTTCTAATGCAGTTAATCTAGTTAATGCCGAAGAACTGAATGTGTTTAAGCTTGTTACACTAACATCTTGTGAATTATTTGTAGATAATGCCGTAGATGCTGATGATTCTAATGCTGTTAATCTCGTATTTTGAGTTGTGTTTTCCGAATTATTGGAACTTGTATATGCTGATAATCCAATTAATCTACTATCTACCGATGCTGAATATGCTGATACGTTCCCAATACCAACAATAGAACCACTAATTGTATTTGTTGTTCTAACTATCCCAAACGAACCAGTTGCTGCTGCTATTTCTTCTCCAGCATACAATGATTTAGTTACATATAAATTAGCAAATACATGTACATGCGAATCATTCAACGTTGAACCAGAATCAATACGAAAAACAGATGAACCAATAGCTTCATTATGAATACTAAAGTTTCCTCCTGCTGTATTTTGTACATGATACGCTAAGTCGGTAGTTGTATTTCTTATTCTAAGCTCTGCCCAACTTCCCGATGCAATTTCAATTACGCTAGCGGTTATAATATTGGTGTGAACTTCGCTATATCTTTTTGTAGAACTACCAATAGTAAATGCATTATCATTTGATGGTATCAATGATGAACTTAAACTTGCGACAACATTGACAGTATCTGCCGATGCATCACCTATTGTAATTTCACCACCAAGTATCAAATCTCCACCAATTCTTGCGTTTCCTGTGATATCTAACCCCGAACCTGAAATTGCTCCAAATGTTCCTGTACTTCCTGTTCCGGTGGATGATAGTACAATATCACCATCCGCTCCTCCAATGATTAATGTTCCTAATGTAGTGTTTACATATGGTTCTCCGAATGCTAACGAACCTGATTGTTGTGCGGTTGTCCCACGTCTAAATTTAAGTGCCATCTAGTTTACCTTTTTTTTAGTACGGTTAATTATTTTTATGTTATTCAGTAACTCCTTATAAATATCTATTTATTTTCCAATCTGTCAATTTTATCAGATAATTCTTTTATTGCTTCAATTAATAATGGAATAATTTTTTCATATTGAACCGCTTTGAAGCCTGTATCTCTATTTGTTACGATTTGTGGTAAAATTGTTTCAATTTCTTGCGCTATTACCCCAACATCGTTTCCTTTATGAGAATGTACCTCATCATATCCTTCTTTCCAATCATATGTGTTACCACTAATTTGTTTTATTTTTTCCAAAGCGTTTGGAATAGGAACAATATTTTCTTTTAAACGGATATCCGATGAATAATATGCGGTAATATCGCCAGTTGCTCTAATCTCACCAGCCGTTCCACTTGCGGTTGTACCAACTCCAATAGAACTAAATTCTACGTTAGCTGATGTTCCAACTGCTTGTCCAATTGCTATTGTTGGAGTTGAATTTTCTCCGCTATTATTTGTAATAGTAACACCTGTACCTTGTACTAATGATGCTACATAATCGCCTGTCGTTTGTGTTGCTAATGTAATATTTCCGGTAGCTGAACCCAAACTTATTTGAGATGAACCCGATATTACACCAACTACATTCAATCTCGTTAAAATACCACTTCCATAATTTGTAGTAGCGGTTAAATCGATTTGAGATGAACCACTTACAACTCCAGCTGGCAATAATGATGTTATTTGAGTAGAAGATGAAATTACGTTTGTACCTTCTAATATTTTTGCAGCAGTGATGGAGCCACCTAATGATACTGAAGTACCTGCTATTGTAATAGAATTATTTGTAATTTGCGTACCATCTACTTGAGATGAACCACTAAATATTCCCCTACCCTTAGCTTCATATCCAGCGGCAACTTCCGCATCAGTTGCAAATGTTGTAGTTAAAGATGAACTCCACGCATTTATAGATGCAGATGTTAATTCTAAATTATTTAATCTACTATCAGTAGATGCTGTCCATATGTTTGTACCACCAATAGATGCTGTAAATGAATTTAAAGATGCAGTTGCCTTATTAATTTCACTAAATGAAACTTGCGCTCCACTTCCTAAATTTATTGATGTTGTATATTCTAATTCATCTAATCTAGCTTCGTGATTTGAACCAGTCCAAAATAAACTAGATGTTGCCGTTATTAACGATGCGGTTACTTGTGATAATGTAGTAAATCTACTTTCCATTGAAGCAGTTTCACTATTTAAATTAGTAATCGAAACATTTACACTAGCCGTATGTGTGTTAATATTCAAAATTGAAGTATCAACCGATGCTGATTTCAATTCTAAATTACTTAATTCAATTTTTGCACTTGCCGACCAATCATTTAAACTCGCAGTTGTTTGATATATCGATACCAATGATGATAATACACTTGCACTAAACGAATTTAATGAAGATGTACTTGCATTGATATTTGAAACCGATGTATTTAAACTTTCGGTTGTTGAATTTAAATTAACTATCGATGTGTTTACGCTTGCAGAAGTAGATTCTAAATTATTTAATCTAATATTTGCAGATGATGTAAACGAATTTAATTCTGTCAATTGTGCTGAAGAGGATATAACACTATCCCCATCGGCTAAAAGAATTTTAGATTCTAATCCTCTTTTACCAGCTTTCCAATAATCAGTTACGGAATCCCATAATAGTGAACCCGAAGTAGTTGAAAGTCCGGTCGCATCTTTTGTGTAAATTCCAGCTTCGGTAGATGAGCCACCAAAGTTTAATTCTAATATATTTTCACCAATGTTAACTTGCGTTGAATTGATTTGAGTTGTAGTTCCTTGAACTATTAAATCTCCTTTAATAGTCGTTGTTGATACACTATCTATACCACTAACTGTTATAGCATTTTTTAATGATGCCGAATATGAATTTAATTCAGTAATCGATATTGTATTAGCCGATGCAGTTGATATCAACGAACCTGTAATAGTTGCTAAATTAACATTTTGAGTTAATTGAGAACTACTAAATGAATTTAGGTTTGATATCGATATAGTATTGGCAGATGCCGTTAAAATCAATGAACCCGTTATAATAGCTAATGCTTCGTTTTGGGTCAATTGAGAACCACTAAATGTATTTAAGTTTGCTATTGAAATTGTATTAGCCGATGCCGTTGAAATCAATGAGCCGGTTACAATTGATAACGCTGTATTAAATGTAGAAAATCCACTAACCGATTCTAATGTTATTTGAGATGAACCCGAAACCACACCATTTGTTGCTGCCAATGCGCCCGATATATTTGTAGCGTATATATTTCTCCAATATGCAGAAGTTGTACCTACATCTATACTATTATGTGGACTTGGTACTAAATTTGTTGTAAACTGACCTAATGTTTGGATAGTATCAACTGAAGCATTACCTAAATAAATGTTTCCACCAATTCGTACATCACCCGATGCTGATATACTACCACTTAAATCAATATCACCATATGCAGGTGCGTTTAATGGTAATAATGTAATTGGGTTATTTGAACCACTACCAAATTGGATAGAACCACTTCCTTTGTGTAAATATAATTCTCCATCAGCAATACTGATGTTTGTTTCACCTCTTCTTAATTGAAATATAGCTGCCATTAAATACTATTATGTTTCTTATAAATATGATTAAATATTAAAATCTAAATCTCCTGCGGTTGATATGTATTTTGCCAAATGCATATAGTTTGCAGTTATACTACCGGTTGTCACATTTATTTCCGATGTACTTACCGATAAGTAGTTAGTATTACCAATTAAAATATCAAATGAACCCGTATTTGCTACGGCTTGTGTATTTCCCGTACTATCTTCTATAAAGTTTACAGTTCCAGCCGATTGCGGGTCTAAGTTGAAATCAAATGTATTTGGTCCGGCTGCTACACCAACTTCAGTTCCATTGACTAAAAATGAGCCTGTTATAGATACTGAACCCGTAAATAAGTGAGTATCATCGATTGTATCTCCAAATTTAGTTGAACCACTTTGAAATAATACCGATGAAGAAATTATCGATATATTAAATTGTCTAGCATTAACTGTTCCTAAAACAGTCAAATCGTTAGTTATTCTTTGAGAACCACTTAATATTAAACTACCACTTAATAATGCCGAACTACCCGTAATATCACCGGTAATATCGATATCTCCAGCACCTATAATATCATTTGTTACATATAAATCTCTTTGTACATTGGCATCTTGTAATACTAATAATTCACCAAATGAACCCGTATTAGTTAGGGTTATAGAACCCGTTGTAGTTGAGTTTGTTACTACGATTCCTTCTATTGAATCTAAATTGCCCGAGCGTTTAATAAATACCTTACCATCGTAAGTATTTATTGCCATTTCACCAATGTTTAATGAATTAGTATCGGGAACTTTTCCAGGTAGCGATGAACGCTTTAGTATAATACTTTGTGCCATATTTATGGACTAAATTTTAAATTTATATAACAAAAAAAAAGGTACTATATAGTACCTTTATAAATATAAAAAATATTTTATTATTGTAATTTAAAATTCTCCGGCATCTGAACCTGCTTCTAAAGCTGCTAATCTATTTGCCACCGAACCACTAAATGCTAATACATCGCCGATTCCATAAAGAGAACCACTAAATCCGTTAGTTATATCAAATGTACCTCTAACTTCATCATTATATCTGAATTCTACTGCATCAGATGTAGTTGCTACTTTGTAAAGAGAACCACTACCCTGTATATATCCGATTGTACCTGCGAATGGTTCTGAATTAAAATCAAAATCATCGGGTCTCATTGAAGCGGTTACACCGGTGATTCCGGAACCATCTCCAATAAATAATGATGCCGAAACAACTGATGCGGATACTGCTCCTGCAATATCTATATCACCATTACCAACGATATCTCGTGTAACATATAAATCTTGTCCAATATTTGCATCAAAATCAACACTTGCTTCTCCAAACGAACCTGTTCCCGTCAGATAGATGGAACCTGTTGTGGTCGAATTGGTAGTAACTAATGTTTCTATTGATTGTACTGAACCTGATTTGTGTATATAAACTTTACCATCGGCAACGTTTATACCTAATTCACCAACTAACAATGAGCCGGTGTCAGGAACTTTTCCTGCTATAATCGACCTTTTTTGTAATATTTTTTGAGCCATTGCTATTGTGATTTTTGATTCATTAAAAAAGTTTAAAAAATCTCCCCCCAATTACGGGGGGAGTTAATATTTTAGAATGAACCGCCATCAATCACATTACTCATCACAAAGTCGTTACCATCCCATTGTAATAAATCACCTGCTACACTTGCTGTTGGAACTAAGTCTAAATTACCATTTGTATTTCTAAATGCTAATCTCTTAGAACTTCCTGCTGATGTACCTAAGTTAATGGAAGCGGTAACCGCCGGTGCGATTAATGCTACTGATGAAGTAAATGATGTTGTTGAGTGTTGATATACAAAGTTTGCATTTGCACCTGCTACTTCAATACCTGCCCCATCTGCGGTTGCCGATGAAGTTGAACCACTTGCTAATGTAATTAATTTATCTTCAACTACTAATGTTGCGGTATTTAATGTTACAGTGTTACCTTGTACTACTAAATCACCACCTACTACTACATCACCTGTCGTTGTTACTTTTGCGAAGGTTACGTTATTTCCAGTACCTAAACCTTGTATATCACCTGTACCTTCTAATGTAGTTAATCTACTTTCAGCGTTTGATGCCGAAGCGATTAATGAACCACTAACAACCCCAATTTGAGTAAACTTAGTTGCCGCTGAAGCGGTAAATGCGTTTAATGCGGTTGTTGAAGTATTAGAAGAAGTATAAGAGTTTAATGCTGCTATTGCAATATCAACACTTGCTGATTTAGATTCTAATTCACCTAATCTACCATCTTGCGTATCGTTTGTCGATTTTGCTGCTGATGCTGAAGAGATTAATGAACCACTAACAACTCCAATTTGAGTTAATTGTGTTAATACTGAAGAACTGAATGAGTTTAAGTTTGTTATCGAAACATCTTGCGAATCATTTGTTGATTTTGCTGCCGATGCTGATGCGATTAATGAACCACTAACAACTCCGATTTCAGTAAATTTAGAATTTGCTGAACCACTAAATGCTTCAATACTATCCAATCTACCATCTTGCGTATCATTTGTTGATTTAGCTGCCGATGCTGAAGAGATTAATGAACCCGTTACAGTTGCTAATGCGGTATTTTGAGTTTTTATTGAACCACTAAATGATTCTAAGCTACTCAATCTAGCATCTTGTGCATTTTGTGCAGTATCGATATCACTTAATGTACCATTGATTGTAGATATATCGCCTTCTGCTGTATTAATTCTACTTTCGTGGTCTGAGCCAGTTGCTTCTAAATTACCTAATCTAGTAAGTGCTGAACCACTAAATGTATTTAAATTTGAAATCGAAACTCCAACACCACTTCCTACATTTGCAACTACTGATGCAATCGATGCTGAAACTGAACCACTAAAATCACCATATCCGGTTGTATCGGAAAGTGTAATTTGAGATGAACCACTAACTACGCCATTTGTTGCCGCAATTGAACCTACAAATGAAGTTGCGTTTACTGAACCCGTTACGATTATACCACCTGCTACTGAAATTTTACTATTATCAGTTGCTTGTGTAATGATTGAATCACCAATATGGTCTTCGCCGGTTGCAACCATAATTTTACCAGGCGTCAATGTAGCTTCATCTCCTAATGAACCACTATTTTTTGGACCTGATATCAATATTGCTGAATTATATCCTTCACCACTTGCTGATGGGTGTTGGTATAACCAGTGGTTATTTAATGAATCCCAATATAATGAACCACTTGCTCCTTCGTTACTACCACTATCTGCTACCGAAATACCACCAAATCTAACTGCCGGTGTTGCTGTATTTAATACAATTGTGTTTTGTCCAATATCTAATGCCGATGCGGTTACATTAAATAAAGATGATGAACCATATACCACCAAATCTTGTGTGATATACATTGAACCGGTGATAACTTGATTACCTTGAAATATATTTGAACCAGTTGTTGCGTATGTTAATCCAACTGCTTGTAAATTAGCAATTGAAGTTGCTGCATTTGATGCTGAACTAATTAATGAACCACTAACAACTCCAATTTCAGTAAATTTAGAATTAGCAGAACCACTAAATGATTCGATGCTAGTTAATCTACCATCTTGTGCATCGTTTGTAGATTTTGCTGCTGATGCTGAAGCAATTAAACTTCCACTAACTACACCGATTTGTGTTAATTGTGTTTTTACTGAACCACTAAATGTTTCAACACTATCCAATCTAGCATCTTGTGTATCATTTGTTGATTTTGCTGCTGATGCTGAACTAATCAATGAACCACTAACAACTCCAATTTCAGTAAATTTAGTATTTGCTGATGCTGTGAAAGCGTTTAATGCGTTTGTTGATGTATTAGATGATGTGTATGCGTTTAAAGCCGCTACTGAAATATTTACACTAGCCGATGTAGATTCTAAGTTATCTAATCTACTATCTTGTGCATCGTTTGTAGATTTTGCTGCTGATGCTGAAGCAATTAAACTTCCACTAACTACACCGATTTCAGTAAATCTACTATTAGCAGATGCGCTGAATGTATTTAATGCCGCTACCGATTGACCGATAGTACCACTTCCAATTGAAGATGATAATGCGTTAATCGATGTTGCAACCGATGCACTAAATGGTTGAATGTTACCTACTAAGTTTGGTATTTCGTTCGCACCTTCGCCTAATAAATATAAGGTAGAACTACCACTTGCGTAGTAAGGTACACCTTTCATCATTCCATTGTAAGTACCCGCTGCAAATGTGTTAGGTGCAGCATCTCCTACTAAAACTCTATTTACCGCTTGTACTTGTCCATTTTCTGGAACTGCAAATACAATCGATGCTCCGTTTGTTACCGATAGATTGGATGAACCCGATGCTATTACTAATTCACCTTTTTGTAATGATGATGTTACAGCCGATAGGGATTCCAGACTACCACGTCTGTGTTTAATGATTTGTGCCATATTGGGTTTTTGTTATTTCTGATTTAAATTCCTTTATAAATATTAATTTTTTATGTAACCATTCAATAAATTCAAAATTACTTTAAGATATTTTATTTTTATATATTACCATTCTCCCATATCGATATTAATATTCGATTGTGATACATAAACTTCCGTATCAGTAGCGTATGTATTATCTAATGAGGAACTGAATGATTCTAAATTAATCAATCTACTATTTACCGATGCTGAAATATCGATTGTATTTGCCGAACTTGCACTAATTTGATTATTGATAGATGAACTAAATTGTGTAAATATTGTATTGCTTTGGCTTAGTTCATTATGAATTGAAGAACTAAATTGATTAAAGATTGCATTACTTTGTGAGAACGAAGTTGCAACACTTGCACTTAATCCCGTTTCAATAGAACCTGTTATGGATGCCAATTCCATATAAACATCTCCAAACGAATTCGAAATCGAAGAACTAAATTCAACAAAATTTGTAGTTTGTAATAAATCAATTTGAACAGATGATGATATAACACCATCTGGTAAAACAGCGGTTACTTCAGTTGTTATGATATCGATAACCGATTGAGAAAAATCTTGCCCAATAGTCGCCGCCGTATTTAAGTACGAACCACTTTCTATTTGTTTTAATCTAATTAAATTTGCCATTATCAATAAATATCATTAAAATAATCTTTCGATTGAAATAAAATTACTGATATAGCTAGCACCTATCATCATTGTAATTCTATAAAATCTATTATTTGTTTTATCTCTTAAATTAATTTGTACCATATCACCATGAGTAGGGAAGTGCCAATTAAATAAAGAATTAGATGCGGTTGTTGTGTATGTTTGGTTATTTCCCGTACTACCACCTACGGCACCAGGCCTAGTATAGTATCCACTTACATCTGCTTCAAATGTTGTTGTGACTGCACCTATACTTAACCCTCTATTATCACTCGTGGTAACTGCACATTTTAGATTATCAAGTGTTACAAAAGTTCCTGCCCCTACCATTCCACTTGTTTTCCATAATAATTCACCTGCATTTCCGGCTGGGGTTTTACTTAAATCAATATACACACCTCTGAAATCACCACCACCTTCATAAAATCTTAATCTGTTTTGGTAAATGTCAGCCGTAACATAGCTTCCAGTTAGAGTAGTATTAGTTTGTGCCGTTACCAATCGTAGTTCACCACCTTCATCACCACCAACACCACCTAATGTTACTTGTCCATTAAATCTATTTGTTCCGGTAAATGTATTGTTTGTAGATGGTAAGTTTGTATTAGTGTTTAATTCTACTGCCGTTAAAAGAGGACCCGTTGTTTCACCAAAATCAAAAGTTCCGGCATGCCCACTAACAGTTCTCATACTATATGTGTAAGTTCCTGCTGATGGCGTATCTATTACATTTAAACAATATGGAACATTTTGATTTGAACTATTTTCAACTTGAATAATATTTCCTATTCCAGTTTCACCTCTAAAAATTTGTAATCTAGTCCATCCATCTACTATTGGATTTGCATCTCCTGTCACCATAATTTGGATAGGATTACCAGTTGTAGTAATACTTCCACTTATGATTGATACACCGGTTGTTGTGATACCTGTTCTTCTATTTCCTAATACCTGTGTATAATTTGCACTTCCTGTTATGATAGATGATTCCAATGTATCCAATCTACTATCTACTGATGTGGAGAATTCATTAAATGAAGATGTTTGTAATCTTGCATTTATTCCATTTGTAAATGCAGTGTTTAATATAGATTGTGATGCGGTAAATGAATTTAATGAAGATATATCCGTTGATGCAGATGAACTTATAAATCCAAATGCAGTTATTTGTGCAGATGAGCTTAATAAATTTGAAGGTAATGGTTGAACACTACCACTCAATGTATATCTTATATCGTATGATGATGTTAATTGAGATGATGAACTGATTGCTCCGTTTAAATTTCTTAAAAATGAAGCCGTTTCATTTTCAGTAATCCAACTTCCGCTTACATTTTCAATTACGTTTAATCTATCAACTAATGATGATGTAGATTGCGATGCAACATAATCATTAAAAGATGATGTTGTTAATCTACCCGTTATACCATTTGTAAAAGCAGTATTTAGTGTAGATTGTGAAGATGTAAATTGATTTAAAGAACTTAAATCCGTAGATTGAGAAACTATACCATTTGGTTTGTTTACAATATTATCCCAAGTTGTTTGAGTAATACTTCCACTAATCACATATCTACTATCATATGATGATGTCAATTGAGATGAACCCGATACAACGTTTCTACCTTTGGTTTCAAACGAAGATGTTACGGATTCCAAAAATCCTAATCTATCTCTATCTAATGTATTTACTCTATTAGTTACCGCATCTGCAAGAACATCCAATTCTATTTTGTAAGTAGTTCCATTATCGACACCAACTATTGTGGTATCCAATGATGCCGAACTTAATGCTGTTAACTCTGATATCCTTTTTCTTACGTTTGCCATTTATTATATTATTATATCTAAACCATCTTCAGTTGTTAAATTATATCCATCTTCCGAAGCGATTGGTATTTCTATCAATTTACCTATAACATAAATATCATGTATAGTTACATTATCGAAATCAATGTATTCATCATTTAATTTTATAACTACATCATTTCCAATATCCCTAATTGTATAATCGCCGGGAATATGCAATCCAAATACTAAAATTTCAAAATTATCAACCGATGCACCTTCAGTTCCATAATCGGTATGAACATTACGAATAGTTAATGTATTATTTACATTATCAAATTCATCTACATTTCTAGAAAGTTTTCGTGCACTAAATTGTAAAATTTCATTATGAAAATCTGATACTTTATTTTTATTATTTATTAATTTTGTAGGATTTGGATTTAATTTAGTATTCGAATCAAATTTTGTGTTTGTAGGTATTTCAATGTTTAATAAACTCCCCGTCAAATCAGTAGACACTAAGTTATTTGGATTTATTTTTGGTATAATCCTATTTAATTTTTTAGTGTTTGATGAAAATTGTTTAAGCATATTTTTCTATATCTCCATGTATTTCAATATAATCATCCGAATCTAATTCGAATTCAAATTTATTTTTAATAAATTTAAACAATAACCCGTTTGAAGATTCCTCTACTACATAATCTCTCGGAGATATACTTTGAGTATTTATTGTAACTAATATTCTATCTTGAGATTTTCTTAATTCAATTTCACGTAATACAGAAACAAATCTATACCCCGTTGCTTGAAAAATATAATAAGTATTATCATCTAAATTGATTGGGGCCAATGTAGTTGATAATTTTTTTCTAAATAATTTTTGAGTTATATCTAATAAAGTTCGTTTCATTATACGATATCAATGAATTTACCTGTTATAATGATTTCATCACCCGAATCTACTACAAATCCTAAATTAGCTTCAATAAAATTAATAGTTAAAGAGTTTAATGTGATACCAACTGTGAAATGTGAAGTTTGATAATATCTTGCTCCGTTTATATAAACTTTTACATCATATGAATTTCCAGCCGCCGTAATGCCAGCACTAACTACTGATTCTAATTGTGTAGGTGCCTTTATAAGTTTTATACCACTAAACGTTATAGTATTATTTGCAATTGGATTACCAATTTTACTATTATTTAAAGAAAGAAAATCAATTAAATCTTTATTATCATAATAAGGCGATGGCGTTGTTAATAAACCTTCCAATCTACCATTACCACTTGTAATATCAACTTCAGTTGACATAACAACTCTTTTTGTAGATAATGATTTTTTAGTAGTCGATTCACCATCGAATTTTTCGGGCAATAAATAAGCCTTAACTACTAAAGTAAATTCTACTCTATTAATTCTTTCAGCTCCCTCACCAACTTCATTTATTACATTATAATCTGAAATTTGTGTTCTGAATTTAAATTTATCTTTATCTCCCCAATATTGTGATGTATAATTTAATGCCTCAATTACAACATTTAATTGTTCTGTAAACGATGTCCAACACATGCATTCATAATTCAATTCTACATATTCGGGCATCGTTATATTATAGATTTCTAACTTTGGTTTAACGATACCACCTAAAGCTGTAAATCTATCGTATCTATTATCTTTTGAATATTTTGTCACCGATGGATACGATACGTGTCTATTTAACATTGGCATTGTATCATCTTTTGCAATAGATGTTCTTCTAAGCATCATCAATGGTAATTGTACTTTACCATGCGTATCTCTATAAACACCATCTCTTCTAGAACCTTTCCATCTTTCAGAATTACCATATATTACAGGTATTTTTATAGCCTTACCATTACCATCTTCCAATGGCGGTAATACAACATCTTCCAAATATGTCATCATCGCATAATCTATATCAAAGAGTGTAACGCTTTTTTTAACATCACCCTTTGTAGATTTTATTTCATTTGCTCTATTTGGCCCCTGCTTTAATGGATTTATTGCCATAATTATTTAATTCTTTCTTCTATATTAAGATTAGATTTAGATACCATAAATGTACTACAAACTACGCTGAAGTTGTTATATGATTGTCCGCCCACCAATTGTATTTCATTTGTATTATCTATTTCGAAATACCCTTCGTTCCAACTAATTATATCACCAATTTCAGGATATATTCCTTTCTCTTCTAACATCCACCTATCCAATTTAAACGTTACATTTTGGTCTGTATCGGCTCCGAATCCTTCATAACGTGCAGTTTCTGCATCTTTTGCTATTAAAGCATATACCTCTACACCGGGATACCAAGTCTTATTAGAAGATTCTCCGTATATATTTACTTTAGTTTCATTTAAATTTATTTTAAATAAAACAATTGTATTTTGTATAACTTCATCTACTAATTCTCTAGCTATTCCTTTGAAAAAAGTTACATCTCTATTTGAAATAAATTTTGGCATGTTATCCTACATATAATTTTAAAGGTACTTTTCTCAACATTTCTTGCTGATGATTTGATTCATGCGTTTTATTTTCCATAACATTTTTTCTACTCAATTCTTCTAAATTTTCTCTTAATTGAGTAATCAATGTATCTTTTTCAACTTGCGCTTCTGCTCTCAATGCCGCACCATCCAATGATACTTCGCCATCTGGAATAGGAATTGAGTTGTATTTTTCTCTAATAGCGCCCAATAGTTCTTTTGAAAGAGCTAATGTATATTTTCTAATCCACTGTTTACCAACATCGTTTATATTGGAATATTGAATAAAGTTATATGGAATATCGGAATAATCGGAAAGTGAATCTGCTTGGATTATTTGAGAATCGTGCTCAAATTCATCTCTACTCATATAATCAAAATACAATCTTGTAGGACCAAATCCAGCTCTTGGTAATGGAAATACTTCAATTTTATTATCAACTATATTAAATGTATGATGTGATTTACGGATGTGGTCATTTAATTCGATAGCTTGAATTCTTAATACATCTTCATATAATGGCATTAATAAGAATTGTGCTGCTGGTGAATATGACCCAAACCCCATCTCATCCATTAAATTTAATGTACCTTGCCCACCAACCGAATACGGGTCAAAAAATCTTTGAATAGCAGGAGTTGCTTCATAATAAACTTTCATTACATCTATTGTAGATGAGCCACTAAATATATCGACAAATGATGATGAACTTTCGATATCAATGGATGCACTCATCAAATCATATTTTTGTTGACCCGGAGTCAATTCAATGTATGCTTTTTTAATGGATGTATTACCACCAACTCCAGCCATTGTACCATATTGTTGGGACATACGAACTGTTGTAGGTAAAAACGAACCATCAACTAAAGTTTGTGAATAATTATTTCTAGCTGTTTTTGGAGTACCTTTTAAGATATCCAAATTGTTTCTAAGGTTAAATTGGTTTACTTGTGCAGAATATTCAGATACCGATTCTTCAAAACAAGCATAAAATTGCTCATCAATCATTTCAACATCTACAATAGGGTATCCCAATCGTTTTGCACACCACACAGCCGTTTTTGGCGCATCTACATAGAAATCGGTATCTAAATCATATATTCCAAAAGGAGTTAATCCTAATGATGATGTTGTTGAGCCTGAAAATTCTACAATTGCTGAACCACTACCTGGCCATTTTAAGTTTAAAGACATATTATTCCAATTATATTTACATATAAATATAAGAATAAAAAAAGAA